AGAACCTCTATGTATTCGACAGCGCTGTGGACAAGACCAACGCCGTGGATGCGCTCAAGACCTTCTACCGCAATTCGAGCGATGTGCTGCGCGGTGAAAAAACGAACTTATGGATCCCATACGATGTGTACGACGCATACGTGGATGACTACCAGAGTACCGTGGGCGCCACTCCTTATAACAAGGAATTTGAGAAAACTTTCCTCGAAGGCTCGAACAACAACTGCACATTGGTTCCGATGTCGAACAAGGCCGGCTCGAAGTACATTCAGCTGTCTACACAGTCGAACATGCTGATTGGTGTGGACCAGCAGTCAGACCTCGAACAAATCACCGTGGAGAAGCATGCGGCATTCACGCTGCAGTTCATCGCGACCATGTTCTTCGGCTGTCAGTACGAATCCATCAACAAGGAGAAACTGTTGGTGGGACAATTAATCTAAAATTGAAGCGATATGAATTGTAAAACATCTCTATACAGTTCGCTGAATTGGTGCAAGGGGCAGACCGTGCTGCCTGGCATCAAGCCAGCGGTTTACTTTATCCCTAAAAAGGATATCGTGGCGTGGCCTACACTGCCGGACTTGAATTCTGCCAAATCAATGGCTGAGCTGGCCACCTATTCAGGCAACTTCACTTTGGCCAGCGATAAGACGTGGCTCACGCTCGAATCGCTCTCTACCAAGTCTGCCGTGACTACGGAGACACAGGGCGAATATCCGTCCGTCACAGCACTGAACAAAATCAGTCTGAAGTTTCCGGGTACGGACGAAGAAGCTACCGGTTTCTGCCGTCAGGCGATGGCCGACGATTTGGTATGGTTGGTGCAGCAGCGCAATGGCAAGTACCGCGTCATCGGCTCAGAAGAGTTCGAGAGTACAACCAAGCCGTCACAGGCGCTGGGCGAGGGCAATACCGGCGAGGCGGGCACCACTATCGAGGTGGAAGCTACCGACGTCTGCCCTGCTCCCTTCTATGTGGGCGAGATTGTGACAGCGGATGGCACGATTAACAGTTTGGCCAAGGAGGAATAATAGTACACAGGTAAATTAGAGCTTTTTTCATAGGATAGAATTTTTTCATTTTTGTTCTTAATTTCAAGTATCGAAGGGGCGTCGGCGAGAGTCGCCGTCCCTTTTTAATTGGAAGAATATGGATAACGAATTGACCCAGAAAATCAAAGCATATATTGAGGCAGAACCTCAAGACAGAGACGTGGCGGCAGGCGCGATGCTTCTGCTGCAGATGAACCGCAACCGAATCCTCTTCAACAACATCCTGCGACGACCGGATAAGTTTGCGGACAAATTGCTATATGAACTGAAAAAATACTACCGCATCCGTCTGGATAGCATGACCGTGGAGGACGTGGCGAACATGGATAAATCGGTCGTGCCGGCAGCGCAGGGGACACTGAACGCTGGCGCTCCTCAGATTGACTCGGACAATGACGTAGCCCAGGAGGGCACGGTAGCCCGCGGCAAGCGCGATGATCACGATGAACTGCCCGAAGAGATTCAGAAGTTGTGGACCGACGGCGCGGAACTTTACTATAAGATCAAGGCGCTCTTCGAGCAACTGAAGACAATGGAGGATGCTCCTTCCTGCGACCGATACGAATACCTGGTGCAGCTCAAAGAGGCGGATATTCGATACCGTGAGAATCTGCGTATATATGACGGGTACAAGCAGGGAGACGAAGTGACAGTGAGCGACCCGGACGCAGCGGCTAAGAAGATTTCCGCGGCCCGCAAATACATATCGGTGAGCAAGGAGAAACTGGCTGAGCTGCGCGATACGGACGCGGAGAAGTATGCCACGCTACTGGCGAAAGTGCAGGAACGAATCGACCTACTGAAACAGTTGGGTGCGAACATCGAGCAGGCGCAGGCTGAAGAACTGAATGAATTGGGCCTGAGTGTATGAGTCGCAAGCTGGTAGACGATATCATCCGACCGCTGGCGAAGAACCCACTTCAGGCCTATCTGGATAACCGCATCCAACTCTTCGACGTGATTGACAAAATCCTCGAGGAGACCGGACCGGCCAAGGTCTACATATCCACATTCTCCACGTCAGAGGAATTTTTGCGGCGCATCTACCGCCTGAAGTTGGAGGGCCGCATACAGCGGGCTACCATGCTGGCGGACCTTAAAGCCTCGAGAAAGACGGTGATACTCTACTCGCTGATAGCCCATACCTTCGATGAGTGTTACCTTGCCGAGAACCACAGCAAGGTAATTCTCATCGAGAACGCCCGCTTCCGCGTGTCTATCTGCACGTCTCAGAACCAGACGCGAGGCAACCGCACCGAATCGGGCATGATTAGTACGGACCCGGCAATATACGAGACGCTGCTGGAGCAGTTCAGAACTATAGTGAATACCAAAGCAATATTATTGGATGGACTTTTCAACGGAACAGATATGCAGGGTGGAGGAGCTGGCTAAGTTCCTCACGCCTATATCAGAGATTGCCATTTTGATGGAGGTACCTCTCGACGAATTGCGCCTGGCTATACGTGACCGCAGCAGCGCGGTCAGCCGTGCATACTATCGGGCAAAAGCGGAGACAGCTCTTGCTCTGCGGAAACAAGAAATTGAATTGGCGAACGTGGGCTCACCGCTGGCGGTACAGCTCACCACAGCCTACATGGTGAGTATGGATTCAGACGAGGATTTGTAGTATGGCAATACCGGCGACTATTGATATATGCGAGAGATACCTTTTTGCTGACGTCAGCGAAATGGTAGCGGAGTCTGTGCCCGAAATCATTCAGAAGAGGCTACTGCGACTTCGCGACTTATATAACTACTGGGTGAATTTCCCAAGTAAGAAGGATATGGATATCGCCGAGGAGGACATGCGGCGAAACGGAATCGGCAAATCTGCTGCCTATGACGATGTGCGCATACTGAAGAAACTCCTGGGCAACTTCGCCAAAACAACCAAGGACTACCACCGGTACAAGTTCACGCTCATGATTGATCAGTCCTTCGAGATGGCTAAGCGGACGAAGGATGCCAAGGCGATGGCGTCGGCGGCTAACTTCTATGCAAAGTACACACAGCTGGACAAAGAGGACGAAGTGGAGAGAGGGTATGACCAAATCGTGGTGCAGCCCTTCGAGCCAACAGACGACCCGACTGTGCTCGGCCTGAAGCCTATCCCCAACCTTCGAGAGAAAATCGCCCGAAAACTCAAGCAATACTGGTCCGAGGATATGCAGGAAGTGTCATTTGAGAGTGCTGAATTTGACAAGGATAAACTATTCAACGCCAGCAATGTAAATACTTCTAGTTAAAGCAATACTTCAATGAGACAATATTTCAACGATCCGCAACAAGAAGTGATGTTTACAGGCGCAAAGGATAACGTGATAGTCGGCGGACGAGGCATCGGCAAAGGTCTGATTCAAGCATCATGGAACCTCCGTAACTTTCAACGAATGCCTGGATCCTGCTCGGGTATCGTGGGCGTGAATGGCAAGAGAGTGTTGACGAACACGCTTCCGTCCATGCTCGTGCACTGGGAGAACTGGGGCTACAAACGAGATGTACACTGGTGCATCGGACGCAGACCGCCCGAATCATGGGGCTGGGGCAGGCCTATCTTTGAACCGCAGAATTACGACAATGTACTGTCCTTCTATAACGGAAGCATCGGGTACATTATCTCGCAGGACCGCTCGGGTACATCCAACTCACAGTCGTATGATGCCATCACGGTGGACGAAGCCAAGTTCATCGACTTCGAGCAACTGAAGAACGAGACCATGCAGGCGAACCGAGGTAACAAGATGCATTTCGGTCAGCACTATTTCCATCACGGGATGCTCATCACCTCGGACATGCCGCTGACCAAGGCGGGATCGTGGTTTCTCAACTACAAGGATAAATGCGATACCGAGTTAATTGAAGTGATACAAGCGACCGTATATAAGTGCTGGGAGGAGAAGAAGAGAATCAGGGACTGCAAGGCGACAGGGCAAAAGATACCTGAATATCTGTCATATCACTTGCAAAGTATGTACGAGAAACTATGTCAGATGCGCTCTGTGGCGCTGCTCTATCGGGAGTATTCATCTATATGGAACATGCAGGTTCTGGGTGAGAAGTGGGTAAACGACATGAAGCGAGACTTGCCGCCGCTCACCTTCATGACATCTATTCTCTGCAAGCCAATCGGTATCGTAAAGGATGGTTTCTATTCTTCGCTGACGCCAGCCCATAAATACCATGCCGTCAATTACAGTTATCTGGATAGCCTGGAATATCAGTTCGACAGGATAAAGACACCGTGCTCGCTATCAGACTCGGATGTAGAGCCGGATATGCCTATCTGTATCGCGTTCGACGCCAACGCCAACATCAACTGGCTGGTGGCTGGGCAACCGCACGAGCGGAAACTGCGCGTCTTGAAATCCTTCTATGTGAAGTATGAGCGCAAGTTGCCGGAGTTGGTTGACGACTTCTGCGAGTATTACCGACATCACAAATGCAAGTCTGTCGTGTTCTACTACGACCATACCTTCCTCAACGGCAACTATGCAGTCAACGATCAGGATTTCGCATGGGTTATCGAACACCAGTTTATCAAGAACGGTTGGCACGTGGATAGAGTGTATATCGGGCAGACCATGCGTCCGATGGAGCGCTATCTGCTCATCAACCGTATGCTGGGTGGATTGACCAATCTGAGACCCGTATTCAACGAGACGAATAACGAGGACCTGCTCATCTCCATACAGACAGCCGGCGTATATAACGGTGCCAAGGATAAGCGGGGTGAAAAACTGGCGGAGACCGAGGAGGACAAACTGGAGAACCGCACCGACGGCAGCGACGCTTTCGACACCCTTTGCGTGGGCTGCGAAAAGTTTCCTAAAGTGTTCGCTACTACCTTCGTGACTTCATCCTGGTGACTATTGTACCCGAAAAGCCGATATTGGGTACATAACTACGATGGATTGTACCCGGTCCTGCGGGGTACGGTCGGGCGCAGCGCCGCCATGAGCAGCCCGGAGGCTCCCTACGGGA